GCCTAAGAGTTCTTAAGCCAGGTGGATACCTTTTGGCTTTTGGTGGCACAAGAACCCAACACAGAATCGCTTGTGCGATTGAAGATGCTGGCTTTGAGATTAGAGATTGTATTATGTGGCTCTATGGTGGTGGATTCCCAAAAAGTATGAATATTGGGTTAGCTGTTGATAAAAAACTTGGTAATGAAAGTAAAGTTGTTGGTGTTGGGCGAAGTGGCTCTGCCGAAACCCATACTAGGTGTATGAACAGCCAAACTAAAGGGGGAAAAGATGTCTTTGGTGGTGAATTTGAAATCAAAGAGGCTCAAAATGAGTGGAAAGGGTTTGGCACAGCATTGAAGCCTGCTTATGAGCCAATCATTATGGCTAGAAAGCCATTTAAGGGAACTCTTGTAAACAATGTCCTAGAAAATCGTGTTGGGGGCTTAAATATCGACGAATGTCGAGTAGAAATAGCTGACGAAAAAGATGCCCAGATGTATCACTTTAATAACAATGGCAATACTAGATTAAAAAAAGCAGAGGGCGAAAAAACTGGTATGTTTGACGGAGGCTGGAGAGTGCAAAAAGAAGAACGAGAAAACCCACAGGGTGGTCGTTTTCCAGCAAATATAATATTAGATACGCAAGAAGGCGAGGAATGGCGTAGATATTTCTATTGTCCAAAAGCAAGTAAGCGAGATAGGGATGAAGGGCTCGACAATTTCGAGGCAAAAGAAGGGCACGCAAAAGGCAATGGGCTTGATAGGGTCTGCGAATTTTGTGGCGTTTCTCAACTTAAGCCAGAACTCTGCAAATGTCCTACTAAATCTTGGGTCGCAAAACCACAAAGGAATTTTCATCCAACAGTTAAACCAACTGCACTTATGCAATATCTTGTAAGACTAGTAGCCCCAAAGGGTGCAACCATTCTTGACCCATTTATGGGTAGTGGCTCAACTGGCAAGGCTGTTATGTTCGAAAATAACGATAGAGATGCTAACTATACCTTTATTGGTATTGAGCAAGACAAAGACTATTGCGAAATTGCTAAAGCAAGAATTGCATATGCAAGTGATGACTCAAACTCTGAAAATTAAAATCTGTTACAATATAAATAACTAAAACACGAAATAAAAAGAAAGGATAAAAATGCCGACAGATAAAGATTGGACCGGCAATGCTCATTCAACATTTTCAATGTTAGGAGCATCTAACCACTCTGAATATGTAAGAGAGGAGCACGACTATTATGCAACAGAACCGGCGGCTGTTGATTCTCTTTTGAAACAAACACCAATTGCGATTGATACAAAGATTACAAAAATCTGGGAACCTGCTTGTGGTGCTGGCAATCTCTCTGAAGAAATGAAAAAGTTGGGCTACGATGTGCTATCAACTGATATGTATGACCACGGTTATGGCGAAACAGGCGAACAATACGACTTTCTCTATGCAAAAGAACTTCCAGAGGGTGTCAATGCAATCATTACAAACCCACCATATAAGTATGCTTATGAATTCTGTGAAAAGTGTGTAGAACTTGGGGTAGATACTTTTGCAATGCTCTTAAAGACAACTTTTCTCGAAGGCAAGAAGCGTCGCAAATTCTACGATAAATACCCACCAAAATATGTGTGTGTTTTTACCAATCGCATCTCTTGTGCTCGCAATAATGACTTTGAACAATTCAAGGTAAATTCAGCAGCTTGCTATTCTTGGTTCATCTGGGAAAAAGGTTTCACTGGACGACCACAAATTATTTGGATTACAAAGGAGGACAACTAAATGAAATATACGAATGACAATCCATTAAAGGTGCTCGAACTCTTTTCTGGCATTGGAGCCTGCTCTAAGGCTCTCGAAAGACTTGGTATTCCACATAAGATTGTAGATAGCGTAGAAATCGACAAATATGCTGTAAAATCGTTCAATGCGATTCACGGAACTAATTTTGAGCCACAAGATATTACCAAGTGGGATAAAGATATTGATGTCGATTTGATTATGCACGGAAGCCCGTGCCAGGACTTTTCAACTGCAGGGCTTGGTCGTGGTGGCGACGAAGGTTCAGGAACTCGTTCTAGCCTTATGTATGAAACACTTCGCATTGTGGAGAAATTAAGACCAAAGTATGTTATCTGGGAAAATGTCAAAGGCGTTCTCTCGAAGAAACATAAACATAATTTCGACAAATACCAAGAAACAATGGCAGACCTTGGCTACAATAATTATTACAAAGTATTAAATGCAGCCGATTACGGAGTGCCACAACACCGAGAACGCGTTTTTACCATTAGTATTCGCAAAGACTTAAACCAAACCTTTGAATTCCCAGAACCATTACCACTCGAAAAAAGAATCAAAGACATTCTCGAGCCAGAGGTAGACGAGAAATATTATCTCTCGCAAAAACAACTCGATGGTATGCAGACAACCAAATTCAACCAATATAAACTTTCAACCCTTCTTAAGAAAGATGGGGATGTAGCCGACACTCTCAAGGCTCGTTTCGAGGGCTGCCCACAATTAACCGAAAAACCACTCGTGCAAAAAGCAAGTGATATGGCGATTGAGAAAAATCTCGTAGAGCCAAATGATATGCTCGAAATTCGCTATTCAAATGCTCGCATTAAAGAAATGGAGCAAGGCAAGATTAAAAAGCAAAATAAGGCAAATAATCAGATTGCTTCAACCATTAAAGCCAATGTTCAAAACCTTGGCATCGTTGTTGACGACAAGAAGAAAAAAGATAAACCAAAACTTAAAATCTATAAGTGGTAGTGAAATGACGTTTGTAACTGAATCTAATGGAAAAAATCGTAGCGATTACAATCCGAATGATTGTATTATGACCCCACGATATATAGCGAAAAGAATTATTTGCTCGTTAGATATTAAGCCAAATGAAACACTACTCGACCCATTTTTAGGTGAGGGTGCTTTCTATGAGCAATTCCCGAAAGAAAACGACAAAGAGTGGTGCGAGATTACTCGTGGTGTAGATTTTTTCAAATGTGAAAGACATTATGATTGGGCTATTTCAAACCCACCATATAGCAAATTTACAGAAGTTATGAAACACTCTTACGAAATCGCGGACAACATTTGTTATCTTATTCCACTCAATAAAATCGTTTCGAGCTGGGGTAGATGTCTAGATTTAGACAATTATGGTGGGGTAAAAAAGATTTGGATTTTTCCAGCAGGCAAGGCTAATTTTCCATTTGGGTTTCCTGCGTGTGCGGTTTGGATTAAGAGAGACTATACGGGTAGTGTCGATATTGAACTCTGGAAAGATTTGTAATGGTGTTTTTCATTGGCGACAACAAGAAGGAAATCAAAGAAACCCCATCAATCGTTCAAAGGGTGGGCGATAGGGGAACAAATAACTTTTCCATTAAAACAGACACGAGTTTTACAGTATCAGCAAATGCAATGAGTGATAGAGGTCAAATGGTAGTTGAGATTATAAATCCACTTAAGAATAAAACCAACAAGAGTTGGCAATTCGAACAGAATGTTTACGATAAAAAGGGTGTTTCAAGAGCCCTAAAGGCAGGTGGTGGTAGTGGTAACATTCCTAAAATTATTGAGGAACCACAGCCAATTAAGCGACGACGAAGTGAATATGGAAAGAAAGTCCGAAAGGCTTACGAAAAGCACGAAATCCAAGCCACCGAAAAAATGCGAGAACACTATATAGCAGATGATGGCATTATGCCCACAATCACAGCAAGCAGACGAGAACAAAAAATTGTAGAACCATACATTGCTGCAAGTCGTGGTAGGGGCGAGAACAATGAGCAACATCTCGAGCCAAATTACAGTGGAACAACCAATACAATAACAAGTGTGCAAAAAGATAACTATGCGGTAATACCACAAGGAGATAATATGAACGATAAGCAATATCGAATTAGAAAATTGACACCATTAGAATGCTGGCGACTTATGGGCTTTGACGAGAGCGATTTTCGCAAGGCTGAAAAGGTTAATTCAAATAGCCAACTTTACAAGCAAGCCGGAAATTCTATTGTCGTGAATGTCTTAGAGAATATTTTCAAAAAACTTCTTATGGAGTAATTATGAGCCTAAAAACCGATTTATGCAATACTCTTGTATCTCGTGGGGTAGTAAAAGGTGGCGAGATTATCAATCACTCATACACATCAAGCAACCAGCGAGATACACTAGATAAATATATTGAAACAACCAATGGTATTATGCCAACCATCACAACTCGAGTAGATTGTTTGGGTTATGTAGAAGAAAACCCTGTTCGAATTCGTAAACTCGTGCCAACAGAGGTTTGGCAACTTATGGGTTTTGATAGAGAAGATTGTGTTAAAGCATCTAAGGTCAATAGTGATATGCAACTTTGGAAACAAGGTGGCAACTCGATTGTCGTGAATGTGCTCGAAGGGATTTTGTCGCAATTGTTGAATTGACAACCCAAAAAATTCTCAGTATTATGTTAAACATAATAAGGAGTATTTATGAAAAAAGGAACCAAAAGGTCAAAACGAAAGCCAAAATATACAAAAGAAGATTTGAGATGGGGAGATGTAATATTGGTAGAAATTGTTAAAGCCACCAAGAACAAAACAGTAGCAAGAACCTACGATGAGTTCAAGGCGAATAATAAAGCAATTTTCTACTTACAGGTTATGTCGCTCGTAGTCTTTGTCATTGGTGTTCTTACAAGTTTATTCTTATCGACAAATCTTGGAACATATCTATTTTGTCTAACCCTAATTCTCACATTCTATGGGAACTCAAAAGTTCCATTCCGGGCAGTATATATCGATAGAATTTTCAATCTGGTAGACAAAGAGTTGCAATCAGATATTAACGAGGCAATCGCAAGCGAGATTAAGCGATTAGACCACGAAAAAGCATCAAAAAAGGGTCCAAAGGCAAAAAAATGAGTTTTCTTTGCGAAAAGACCAATGCCAACGAGCCCTAGACCACATTGTCAAGCGACACAAACCAAAAGACTATGATATAATAGAAATTGTTAAATAAACAAGGAATATCAAGGCTCAATGGGAGGTTAGAGCCGAAAATATGCGTGTTATAAGACGAAATCCACATATCGTATCTTATAAAAGTCCAATTTGTAATGTTCGATATGTAGAAACACCAGTAGAATTTTAGAAAGCCCCTGCCCAATGGGGCTTTTTTGGTCGTTTGAGCCATTTAGAGCCATTTTGAGCCACTTTTCGAGCCAAAACCTATAACTTTACCTTTTGGGGTAAAAAGTCGCTTAAAAAGGCTCTCATTTCGTAGTAAAAATCTCTATTTTAGGCTAAAAACACAAAAATGCCTGTTTTTTGGTAGAAAATGGCTAAAAACTATTGACTTTTCAAGAAAAATGGGGTATAATAGGGGTGTAAATCAAAGAAAGGAAATTATGAAAGATTTCAAAAATTGGCAAGACATTAAAGAGTGGGCAACAAAGAACAACTTTAACAACCTTGCAAAAAGAATGCAACTCAACAACGATTGTTGGAATTCAAGTGGCGAATTTGGTCGTTCACAAGTCGAGATTTGTGATGCACTTCGTTTCGCACAAAGTGAAGATGAACGAATTGAGATTGCACAAGAATTCGACCAAGCATTTGCAAGTAATTATGGTCTTTACTAGAAAGGAGCTAGTATGAAACTTGTATTTCTTCCAGGTAGAGAGAACAAAGAGTTTTGGGATTTGCTAGAAACTCTTAGAACAAAGGCAAAGGCTATCGATTCTAATTGGAGTGGCGATATGTATAAAACCACTTATGAGCTTGATGGCAAAACATATAT